TAAGTAACACTAATGTTAGATTCAGTATTAGAGCTAACCATAGCTCCTACAGTGTCAGAAATAGTTTCTGCTAAAGTAACACCTCCAATAGTAATTGCATCGGCTTCTAGTGTGCCATCTATGTCAGCATCACCTGATATGTCAAGTGTAGCTGCATCAAGCTCACCACTAATAGTAATATTACGACCACCAGTTATGTCTTTGTTTGAATCTGTTATAATAGCTTTACTTGCTATTACTGTACCGTTAGTAATTCCATCTATAAGATTAATGTCGGCTGCACTAGCAGTAACACCATCTAAAATATTTAATTCTGTAACTGTTGAAGTAATACCATCAAGAGCATTTATTTCTGCTGCTGTAGCTGTAACACCATCAAGAATATTAAGTTCTGCTGCAGTGCTAGTAACACCATCAAGTATGTTTAGTTCAGCTGCAGTACTAGTAACTGCTGTACCATTTATAGATAGTGCATCTGTTTCTAAAGTACCGTCAACATCTACATCTCCACTTACATCTAAAGAACCTGCATCAAGTTCTCCAGTTAGTGTAATATTTCTAGCACCGGTAAAGTCTTTATTACTATCAACAACGATAGCTTTAGAAGCTGCAACAGTTCCTGCTGTTATACCATCTATAGTTTCTAATTCAGCTTCACTTATATCTGCACTACCAATTACAAAACTTGTACCAGTAATTGTTGTACCTGTAATAGCTGCTGCACTTGACCCACCAATAATAGCACCATCAATCGTACCACCATTTATATCAGCTGTGTCAGCAACTAAACTATCTATGTTTGCAGTACCGTCAATAAATAAGTTTCGCCATTCTTGTGAAGAACTACCCAAATCATAACTGTCATCGTCATCTGGAATAATACTTGAATCTACGTCTGCACCAAATACTACATTATCAGTATTGGCATCACCCATAGTAATTGTACCACCATTAAAAGTTGTAGTACCTGTGACTGTTAAATTACCTCCGACATCAACATTACCTGTAGTTGTTACTGAAGTAAATGCACCAGTAGAAGCTGAGTTAGCTCCGATAGTTGCACCATCAACTGTACCACCATTAATGTCTGCAGTATCAGCTACTAAGGCATCAGTAGTTACAGTGCCATCAAAGAAAGCATCTTTAAATTCTAAAGAGCTTGTTCCTAAATCTATATCATTATCTGTAACAGGAACTAAAGCACCGTCTTGTATTCTTAACTGTTCAACTGCTGCTGAAGATACTTCTACATAAAATCCTACTCTATTATTAGTGCTATCAATTTCTACTTTGTTTAAGAAATCTAAATCACCAATCTTGAATATATTACCACCTTGTCCAGCAGTACCATCGTGTCTGTGTCCAGTATTGGAAGCACTAGTTGAAGAATATGCAAAAGCATTTACTAATTGATTATATTCATTATTAAATAATGCAGCAGTAATAGTGTCGCCATCACTGAATGTACTTTGTCTTATATACGCTTGTGCCATTTATTATCTCCTACCTGAAGGTATGTAATCTACATAAAAACCATTAATTGTATATGGTGGTTTTGTATCTTCACTTATTACTGTAAAATTGTTACTCGTTCCACTGCCCTGTAAAGGCACTCTTATCATTGGGTTGTTTTGTCCAGCAAATTTATTAGTAGCAAAGATTGCTTCACTAAATATAGATGGTGGATTTATCACACCTAAGTCAATTAAGTCTAAAGGTTGTGCTACATCTGAACTGTTAAAATCAAACTTAATCTGTACATCCGGTTCAACAATACCTTCGGCAGCAGCTGAAACTCTAAGATAGTGTAAAGTTTTTAAAGTTCCTAAATCACCGTAATCATAATCTGGTGTTGTGTATCTTGCTAAGATTGATGAGCCATCAAAATTATTACCAGTGTCATGTTCATAAACAAAACCATTAGTATCACCGTGATATATTTTTTCTATACCATTAGTATCAAAACCTGAACCAATAGCTGTAACTTCTAAACCTCTAGTCTCAGACCACTCAAAACCATTAGGTCTTAATGTACCTATAATACCTTCTTGAGATGCGTTAGTAGCTCCAGTATTAGTATAAAATAAACGATACTGAGATTTTTCTCTTAACACAATACTATTTATGGTATATAGATTTATATTGTTTGCTAAATCTGTTATTGTTGGTTGTATGGATTGACTTATAGTTCCTAACTCCACATCACCAATTCTTGCTGTACCAGCTACTGTTCTTAATCCATCTGGTGCTAAAAATATTAAATCACCACCAATCTCTTGAATACTATAACCACTTAAACAACCTACGTTTTTGGTTACTGGTACTATTGCAATCGTACTTGTATTATTTATATTCTGTAGTTTAAATATTGAGTTTTCACAAAATATAAATAATTCATTACGGAAACTTTTAATACCTTCTATCTGGTCTTCAACAACAATACTACCTGAACCAGTGCTAGTAAAATCTGTTGGGTCTAAAGTACCACTATAAAAAATAGTATTTAAATTATCCTCTACCCCAGCAGCTATTAAATGTTTGTCATGGACAGTTACGTGTTTAACATGTTTAGTTCCGGTAACTGTTATCTCACTACTAAAATAAGTTCTACTATTTAAGTTAGCACCTGTGCCTTCCATTCTAAACTGATAAGGCTCGTTTGCTCCATCAGCTATAATTAACGTACCATAATCTGAAGTTGCTGATTCAAATAAAGCAAAACTTATTTGCCCTTGTGAAGTTCTAGCTAAAACACTACGACCTGTAAAGGTACTATAGTTATCACCACTACCAGATACTGAACTTCTATTTATTTGTAAGTAAGTTATACCGTCTTGAGTAAAATAAATATTAGTACCAGCACAAACAACTACACCATCAGCATAAGGAATAACTCCTAAAATATCTGTCGTACCACCAGTCGGTTGAGTTGAATCCGTAGTACCAAACTTTTGATAACCATTAATTCTTCTGTAACCACCTTCTATAGAAACTTCAAAGTTTTTTAACTCCGTAGCAACTCCGGGAGTTCTTAATAGGTCTATAGCATTTGAAGAGTTTACTAAACCTCCTGCACATGCTACTGTGTATGGTTGACTTCTAGGCATTTAGTTTATAATGTTTCTTGTGCATCTACCATTTCTTGATAAGCAGTCTTAACCGCATCAGTCCATGTTGCGTTAGCAATAGCTTGAACTCTTGCATCTTCGCTAGATATGTCAGTATCACCCCAAGTATCACCTGTTTTAGTGCTTGGCACTATTACATGTCTATGAAAAGAACGATTAAGTTCTGTGCCATCTTCTACTATTTTTGTAGCAGTTCTGACTTGCACTTGACCCATTTCAAGTACCTCAATCTTATCTACTGTTGTTTCTTTTGTTATTGCCATAATATTCCTCGTTTAAAAATTTAAGCTGCTTGATATTGTACTTGTAACATTAAGTATAAAGTAGTTCCTGTTGTCCATGATACTGCTCCTACAGCTGATTGGTCTCCTCTACTAGCAATAGTAAAATCTGCCCCACCTGCTACATAACCAGTAGGAGAAGGATTTGCGAAACAATTAGTATGGTAAAAAATAACACCACCATAATCATAAGAACCACTTCGTGAAGTGTAAGGTAAACCACTTACTTTGGCATATCCACTACCCGCATTGGTAATGTCAAATGAACCTGTATAAATGTGAGCAGTGACCAAATTTCCTATTTTAGTGTATTGACCACCTGTAAAGCTAGTAGCACTTGCTGCAAAACTACCGCCTGAAGATGACAAAGTAGCTGTCCAAGTGCCTTCTTCATAATCGTCTAAAGCGTTTGCTGCTGCTGTGTCACCATTGAAGGATATACCTCCTGCTTCTTGAATTCTTACTCGTTCTGCTGAATTAGAGGAATCGTAGAACGTAGTAGCTGTTGAGCCACCTTGAAACTTTAACTCACCACTTGCATCCCCTCTAATATAGCCATTGTTGTTTAAAGAAATGTAAGAATTTACTCTAGCAACTGCACCAATAGTTACATTTTCTGAACTATCAATAGTAATAGCAGTTGCATCACCATTATCAACAATGCTGGGGGTACTTGATAATTCTGCAGGTATCTTAGTTGTCATTTATATCTCCTAAAAATATGTTCTGTCATCGGTCATGTACTTAGGTGTAGGATTAATTAATACACTCTTCATTTGTCTCATGCCCTTTTTGTAGTCCTCTAAAGCAAATGCTGCTTGTTGTGGACTTTCTTTAAACTGCCAAACGTAATATCTTACTCTGGCTAAAATTACATTTTTATACTGGTCTGGTAAAACCATTTCATCACTAAAAGCTGATAAAGCAGTTGGTCTAGCAAAAGCATAAAAATGTACATTATAAATCTTGTCAGGTATTGGACTTAATCCAAACTTTCTATTGTCTGGTGATTTAATAACATAAGTTGGTTCACCATAACTTTGTGAATCAGCATCGTCATTATTTTCAGCATTACGATAGTATCTAGTCCAATCAGCTAAAGTTAAAAACTTTAAACCTTTAGATACAAACGGAGCTGTTTCCCCACTAACATTTACAGTGGTAATAAAAAAATCATCCCAGTCTACAGTTGCAAAATCAGTAGTTATACTAGAACTATCAGCTTTTAAAGTATACCATCTTTGTCCAATCACTGAAGCAACAGTAGTATTACCATAAAACGGGTCAGTAGCACCACTTAGTCCTGCTGAGAAGAACGGTAATTCAGGTTCTTCATTAGCTATATCAAAAATAGATTTATTAATTGAGTCTTTGACAAATTGTTGAAAGCCTGTAGCACTTGCAAAGTTTGATGAGGTTAAAGGTATTTCATTTAACTCTCTTAGTATTTCATTTGATAATTCTAAGTATGTTGTTGCCATTATTTTTTATGTACTTTTTGTATTGCAAAATTTGCAGATAATGAAGCACCTTTATGTTTAACAAACTTTCCAGAATGTTTCATTAATTTATAACTGCCATTAGATTGTTTCATCCAATGATAACCTTTAGGTGCTTTAACTTTCATATTAGCAAGGTTTAGCTTTAGGCATTACTTCGCCACCATGTCCATACATAGCTCTGCCACCACCTTTCATCATTTTTTTCTTTTTAGCCATTCCACCGTACATCATTTTTTTCTTTTTATCTTTATCTTTACCGTACATCATTTTATTATCCTTTTAATTATAAAAAAGGAGAGGTCCGAAGACCTCCCCAATTATTGTTAGTCAACTACATAAAATGCAGATACTAAAGCTTCAGGTCTTAAGACGTTAGCTCCGTATACATGCAGTCCACGAACTATGTCACCAAACGAAGTTGGGTCTCTCAACACTTCAGTTGAAAGAATCGTTTGAGCAGTAGCAGTAGAACTGATATGACCAGCCATAACTTTACCAGTTGCATTAGAAGTAGCAGCGATATTGTTAGACTTGTACATGTCAAATCCACGTAGTTTTCCAGTTGATACTAAACCATTTCTGATTGAGCCTTGACCAGCGTTAAAGTCAACAGACAATAACTTAGAACCAGATTGTGATAGCTCTTCGTAGAACGAAGGTGGAGCTACAAACCATCTACCTTCTTCAGGTATAGTTTGGTCATCCATTAATCTAGCCATTCTAGCCATTAAGTCTAGTGCATCAACACCAGTTCCGTCAGAACCAAGTAGGTCAACAGAGTTACTTGCGTGAGTCATTGTAGAATCAGCAGTAGAACTGTCAGAACCTATGATGTGGTCTGGGGATGATGAAGAAACACCTGCAAACATCTCAGCTATAACAGCTGCATCATACGCATCTTTCAATGAGTAAGCAGCAGATGATGTAGCAACTTCTTTAAAGTTAACGTGAGACATATTAGTTTCAATGTCATCAACGATAAACTTAAAAGCGTTTGCTTGGTCGACAACCAAATTAAGTTCTTGGTCAGTCAATCTAGTTTCAGTTGTGTCAGTATTTCTAGTATACGCTGATACTGAAATTACTGGCTCCTTGATAATCTTTACAGAGTCTCCAAACGCTGATATTTCTCCAGCGTAGTCAGTGTTTGTAATAGCTTCAACTACCGATGCTTTTCTGAAAAAGTTTAAAACCTTTTTAGAATAAATCGAAGGTAGGAAAAAACTATTAGTTTGTCCACTTACGGAGTTAGCAAAGTTACCATTAGTATCCGTTGAGGGTTCAAAAAATTGAGCCATGGGATATTCTCCTGTGTTTTATAGTTTATTTAATGATTCTGCCTTGTTGCATTGCTTCACTGATTTCACTTTCGTATTTATCAAATTCAGCCATGCTCATTGCAGCAATCTCCTTTTCAGACCAAATCTTTTCCTGATTAGGTTCAACACTAGTTGTTTTAGTGGAAACCATATCAGCAGCAGATTTTTTCTGTTTAGAAGATGACTTAGTTTTCTTAGCAGGAACATCCATGCCTATATCTTTTTTAAATAAATCTATAGCTCTACTAGCTAGGTCAGCATCATTAGCATTATCATATATCCATTGCTGGATAGAATCAGGTTGCTCTTTTGCCCAACCGTGAAAATCATCACTGTTTCTAATATCATCAAAATCAGGATGTCTTTCTCTTAACCTTTTTTCTGCTTGTTCTTGTCTCATTTGAGCTTCACGTTCTTGGAGTTGACTAAGACGTTCTTCTAGAACTTTTGCCTTAGATTCGCTTTGTAAGTGAGCTACAGTTTCAACAACTTCAAACACATCAGGATATTGTTTTTTAAATTCTTCAAGTTCTTCTTCGGTCTTTGGAGCTTTATATTCAGGTATTGCCTGTTTTAATAACTCTTCTTCCCTAGACTTAAATTCATTAAGTTTACTATCATAATGTTTTTTTAAATCATCGTAACGTTTTTTGTAATCAGGTTTTTTATAAGGTTGTTCCTTATCTTCTTCTTGATTTTTTACCATTTCAATATCGTCACTTTCGTCAACTATATCTGTTTCAGGTTTTTCAAAAAACATTCCTTCAGCTGATTCAAAAGGTTTGTCTTCACCACTATGCCAAGATTTTTTTAAATTATAAGGATTGGCTTGTTCCTTTTTTTCGACTTGTTTAGTCATTTTCTATCCTCCTACTAAGGGCTTCGT